ACTCCTTTCGTGGGTGGGCGCATTGCCTGGCAGGCTCGAGGGGCTATCGGCGGCGCAGATGGTCCCGATCCTCGAGGACGAAATAAGCCGCGTGCTGAAAACGCTCTCCGACGAATGATTGCAGAATTCTTCAAACTCGGAGTGAACCCCGGCGAGCGACTGAGTCCGGTGCAATGGATGTCTCGGCATGTCGTCGTCCCGCATTCCGCGCGGAATACGCAATTCGATTCCACGACAGCGCAATGGATGAACGAGCCTATCGAGGAGATCGCCAAAGACACCAACGACGAGATCATTATCTGCGCGCCTGTCGGCAGCGGCAAGACGACGCTGTTTGAGGCGCTGCTGGCGTGGATCATCAGCGAGAACCCCGGTCCCACACTTGTCACAGGCCAGACCGACAAGACCGCCAAGCAGTGGGCCGAGTCGCGCCTCGGTCCGATGCTCGAAGCCATCCCCTCGGTCGCCAAGCTCTTCCCGAAAGACCGGCACCAAAAGCGCAAGACGGAAATCCTCTTTCCCCACATGCCCCTCTTCATCGGCGGGGCCAACCTCACCAGCCTCCAGGAGAAATCCATCCGCTGGGCCATCGCTGACGAGGTGTGGCGTTGGAAACGCGGCATGCTCGAGGAATTCCGCCGGCGCACCCACGACCGATGGAACGCCCGCCGCATCCTCGTCTCCCAAGGCGGCGAGGAAGGCGACGATTTCCACGACGCCGAAGACCTCTGCGAAAAGCGCGAATTCTCCTGGCAGTGCTTATGCGGCGAGGTCCACCCGTGGGATTTCAAAAACATAGCCTTCGACCGAGAGACCGACGCCAATGGCGCCATGCTCTGGGACCGCGTCGCCAAGAGCGCCCGCCTCGTCTGCCCCACCTGCTCGCACGAATACATGGACGATCCCCGCATTCGCCGCGCCCTGTCCTCCGGCTCCCGCTACATCGTGAAGTCGCACGGCGCGCCAGGGCGAATCGCTTTCCACTACGATGCCTCTGCCGTCTGGTGGATTCCGTGGGGATCGCTCGCTGTCGAGTGGGTCAAGGCCGATCTCGACCGCAAGGCCGGAGACACCGAGGCCATGAAACAATTCATCCAAAAGCGCAACGCCCGCCGGTGGACCGTCCAAGGCACCGGAGCCACCAGCGCCGAAGTCCTCGCCTGTCGCAAAGACTACCTGCGCGGAGCCTGCCCCATCGAGCCCGTCGCCATCACCCTGTCAGCGGATGTCGGCCAAGACACCTCGCACTGGACCACCATGGCCTTTTCGGAAAACGGAGACTCCTATGTGCTCGACTACGGCACCGTCACCGGCATCGAGGACATGCTCCAGGTCGCGCAGTCGCAGAAATTCAAAACGCCCGACGGCAGGGAAGTCACCCCCATCGGCGGCCTCCTCGACTCAGGCTTCAACGCCAACGCCGTTTATCGCGCCTGCTATCTCTCGGGAAATTTCTTTTTCCCGGCCAAAGGCTCCGGCGCGAATTTCGGCAGCATCAGCGAAAGCGTGCTGAAGGAATACCCGACGATGCCCCTCTACACCGTCAACGAATTCGCGTCGAAAGTCTCCCTCTTCATCGACCGCATCGCCAAGCGGAAATCCCCCTTTCTATTTTTCCCCAAAGACTCCGGCGAAGAATTCCTCTCCGCCTTCATGGGGCAAAAAATCATCGTCAGCAAAAAAGGCCGCAAAGAATGGCGCTCGGTCGCAGGCGACCACTTCGCCGACTCCGTTCGCCTCAACTACGCCTGCGCCCAACAACTCCGCAAAGCCGGAGCCATCGAATTCAAATGAAAAAATCCCAACTCTGGAAAATATACTGCGCAAAAAATCCCGCATTCGAGCGCGATGGAAATGTTACTTTGTCAACGCGCGGCCTCCGCAAACTCTTCGATCAGACCTGGGACTTGGCCATTCACGAAGGCGAAGAGGAGAACGAAGCCCCGCCGGCCACCGACTCAAAAGGCGTAGCAGACCTTATGAAAATTTTTGGGATGTCCTAACTTTTCACCGAACTTTTCACCGAACTTTTCACCGAACTTTTCCCCGAACTTTTCCCCGAACCCGCCCGCCGAGCTAGGTTTTAAGCGGATCCGCAAGCCACCAAAATTATTTTCATTTTCTTGAAAAAAAGTTGTTGACGAGAAATCAAGAGCGTGAGAGAGTGGTTGCAGATCGAAGCCACCACGGCAGAGACGAAAACCAAAAACCAAATGCAACTTATGAAAAACTCCACCTCGGCAGAAATGCCAAAAACCCTGACCGAAGCCCGCAACTTGGCAGCAGCCACTTTGGCGAACGGTCTAGTCCACAGCGTCAACATTCTGACTTCATTCGGCGAAGTCGTCGTGTTCCGCGATGGCACAATCAAGCTCTGGGAAGATTGCCCAGAACTTCACTAACCCACCACCCGGCGCGGGTTCGATCCCCGCGCCACCAACCCACGACAAAAATGAAAACCAACGACCGAAGCCTCTACAATTCGCTGGCCTGCCTCGTGCTCCTCGGCAAAGAACTGAAAAGCACGCTTGAAGACCTAGCCCTCGCCCTCCAAAAATCCGAACAAATCCTGATCGCCCACAACCTCAAAACCTCCACCCGCTCGAAAAAATGAAAACGCTAACACCGCAAGAACAAGACGAAATTGAAAACCTCACCTATCTGACGCCACCGGAAGATCAAGGCCACCCACATTGCGCAGGGCAGGCGATATGGGATGACCTCGCAGTCATTCGCCGATGGGATTGGGATGACAATGGCGGCAGACTCTCAAACACCCGTCACGAATATGAGGTTTACAACTGGGAGGGCGAAGACGAAGACCCCGCTTTTCAAACCCTGACACTCGGCAAACTCGTCGCAAAATTCATCGTTCCTACAAAATGAAAACAGAAATCGAATTCCAAAAGATCGGAACGCGCGCCGTTGTCAGCAAAAACATCACGCCCGGCGAGGCCGCCGTCATCCTCCAGCAGAATCCAAAGCTGACCCAAGTGGACACCCCCTCCGGCTACTACCCGCGCCCGAAATGAGCAAGCCCACCACCCACGGCGGCCCGCGCAAAGGCGCCGGCCGCAAAACCGGAAGCAAAAACAAAAACGCCAAAGGCCGAACGGCCATCACCAGATCCGTCTCCATGCAACCGGAGTCCTGGCAAAAGCTCGACCGCGACCGAGGCGACCAGTCACGCGGCAAATATATCGAGACAAAATTATTCGGCGGCAAGGGTCCCGAGTATGAAGTCGTCATGGATCACAAAGCCAAATCGCTCCACCTCATTCCCGTAAAATAACCGCCAGATTTTTATCATGTCGCCCGGCACGCGATAAACAAAAGCCGATCCATTAACACGACGGCGAGTTCTGTCGGAAAAACACCCCCGAATTTCCGACAAAACTATCCGCGCCGAGGTATAAATTCCGGTTATTCGCTCACGAGCATAACACGCTTTGCTTAAAATTTACGCCAAAGCTCAAGCGTGCTTTGAGTTTTAAGGCAAAATCTAAACATCCCGCCGACAGATTTGCCAAATTCCGCAAACCCTCCCGTCCCCCTCCGTGCTCTCCGTGTCCTCCGTGGTTAATCTTTTGACACGCCCCCTCGGGCGTGACCGACCTCGACAAAATCAGCGGCGTTAAATCCTTCCTGCGCCGCACCAAGACCACCGCCGAACTCGAAGCCTTGGCACTCGCCACCTTTGCATCGGCAACCGAGGAAGTCGTCATCACCAGCCTCGGCTCCGAAGGCGCAAGCAGCGCCGGACAGATCAGTTTCCCCAAGTGGCTCCTCCTCCAAGCCGTCGAAGACATCCTCAGCGAAGGGCCGAACGGTCGCCAACTTTTCGCCATTGCCGACCGCTCCCGCTACGGCACCGCCGTTTGACACGCCCGCCTCGGCGTGCCGTCGAAAATCAAAAAATCAAGTTGGGGTGGAACCCGTCCCGGAGCAGGCCGCCCGCGCAAGTTTGATGCCAAAGCCGCCGCCTTTGAAGCCGCCCAGCCCTCTCTGAATCGCGGCCTCATCTGGGTTCCGACCACCGATCCGAAGCGCGAGCTGACCGCCCACACCCGTCTTGAAATCCTCCGCCTCGCGCGCTGGCTCTACAACAACGCCGCTCAGGCCACCTACATCGTCGAGCACCTCGCCCAGCGCGCCATCGGCACCGGCATTGTCGTCCAACCCAAAACCTCGAACTTAGCTTGGAACAAAAAGGTCGATCAGTATTTCGAGGACCGCAACTGCGCCGAGGCGTGGGCATTCGATGCCGGCGCGCAGGTCAATTTCTACACCGCCCAAAGCCTCATCCTCCGGCAAGTCGCCATCGATGGCGATTTCTTCGCGCAATTCCTCAAGACCAAAGAAGGCGCGGCCCGCGTGCGCTTCATCGGCGGCGAGTCCATCGGCGGCTCCGCAGGCTACGGCAACCCGGACGACATGACGCACGACGGCGTGACGATGGACCGCTTCGGCGCCCCCGTCGCCTACACCATCAACGCCGAAAACGGCACCCGCATCCCCGCCGAAGACATCCTCCATTTCCGCCACATCCGCCGCCACGCCCAGCCGCGCGGCGTCTCGTGGTTCCACTCCGCCGTCTCCAACCTCCGCGACATCTCCGAAATCAACTCATTCGTAAAGGGCGCGTATAAGGCAGGCGCACAGATCGGCTACATGGTTACCAGCACCGAGGTCGCCAAGATCGGCCTCGGCGCTGGATTCAAATCCACGACCAACGAAGTCGGCGACCTGCAAACCAGCGACCTCCCGAACGGCATCCTCCTCCCACGCCTCAAGCCAGGCGAAAAACTCGAAGCCTTCAAAAACGACATCCCCGGCCAGACCTACGAAGCCGTGATGAAGGCGCTCCGCTCGGATGTCGCCTTCGCCGTCGGCCTCCCGCCCGAGGCCATGATGGTCAATGTCGGCCTCGCTGGCACCGAACAACGCGCCGTTTTGGAGGTCACTCAAAATTTCCTCGAGCGTCTACAGCAGCAGGTCATCGATCAGTTCTGCCGACCCTTTTACAAGTATTGGCTCTGGCACGAAATGCAGGCCGGTCGCCTCGAATACCCCGGTGACGATTGGTGGCGCCACGAATGGCTCGCACCGAAAAAGATCACGGTGGACAGCGGCCGCGACGCCCGCGCCTTCAGCGAACAACTCGACAAAGGCCACCTCTCGCCGACCCGCTATTTCAACATGCTCGGCCTCCGCGCCGAGGAGGAAGAGGAGGATGTCATTCAGACCTACCTCCGCCGCAAAGAAAAATGCGACGCCCTCGGCCTCGATGTCGCCCAAGTCTTCCCGAACTCCCTCCGCAGCGGCCTCGCCGCGCAACAACCCGCCGAATCAAGCGACGAGGACGCGGATTCTGCCGAACCGTCCGAGGGCTCTGCGGAATTCGATATGCAAGCCAAGGAAAAACTCGACGCCGTTGGCGCAGCCGTCCGTGCCGGTGTCATCACGCCATCCGCTGAAGTCGAAAAATCCATCCGCTCCATGCTGGCACTTCCCGAAATGGGCGAGGCCGTCATCAGCGAGTGGCAGGACAACCCGACCCGCTCGCCAATCACTCTCACCAACTCGCTCGCCGCACCCGATGCGCCAGCGCAACCCGCACCAGAAGACCCTCAACAGCCATGAACACACCCACAACCACCCCGAAATTCTATGCACTGGAAAAATCCGACAACGGCGAAGCAACGATACATCTCTACGATGAAGTCGGTGCTTTCGGCTCAGGCTCAAAAGAGTTCCTCGCCGACCTCGGCAAGCTCGACGGCCAACACATCCATCTCCGGATCAACTCGCCCGGTGGGTCCGTGGTTGAGGGAACGGCCATTTACAACGCCCTTCGCCGCCACAAAGGCGGGCTGACCGTCCACATCGACGCGCTCGCCGCCTCGATGGCCAGCGTCATCGCAATGTCCGGTTCGCCGGTCTATATCGCCGATAATGCTCTCTTGATGATCCACAATCCGTGGACCGTTAGCGCAGGCGACAGCGATCAGCTCCGCAAAGAAGCCGACCTCCTCGACAAGCTCAAGTCCACCCTCGTCAACGCGTATGTCCGCAAGACCGGCATGGATCAAAACCAAGTCGCCGAGATGATGGATGCCGAGACCTGGCTTGACGCCGTCGAAGCAGTCGCCCTCGGATTCGCCGACGCCATCGAGGAAGGCGTGGCCGCCGCAGCCACCGCCACGCCGGAAAGTCTCCGCGCTCGGTTTGACAAATTCGCCAAGGGCATGACTGAAAACCCTGTCACCGAAACGCCCGAGATCGCCGAGGCTCCCGAAGCTCAAGCACCCGTCGAGGCCACCGTCATCAGCGAAAACGCCGAGGTTCCCGCGCCCGAAGTTGTCGAAACGCCCGCCGCCGAGGAAGCCCCCGAAGCCCCAGCCGCCGAGCAACCCGCCGAGGTCGTTGAGCCTCAAGCCAAAATCTCCGCCGCTGACAGCATCCTCGCCAAATTCAACGGCGCAATCGCCGAGCGCGACGCCGCCCTCGCTGAAGCCAGCGCCTACCGCGCGAAATTTGAAGCCCTCAACAGCGAAGTCGAAACCCTCCGCAGCGAACTCGCTCAAGACCGCGAAGACCTCGGCCGTTTGCAACGCTCCTTCGGCCTCTCCGCCGCCCGCGTCGTTCCCGAAATCGATCAGTCCGCGAACACCGCGAGCATCTACGACCAGTGGAAAAACGCCACCGGCGCTGAGAAAACAAAAATCTTCCGCGCGAACCGCAAAGCCCTCGAAGCCCACGCGAAGACCGCCGCGATTTGACACCCACACAATCCACGAAACCCAAAACCTAACCCACCAAACCACCCACTCAAATGGCCACAACCATCAGCTCCGAACTCAAATTGAATGTCGTTCTCGACAGCGCGCTCGTCGCACTGCGTGAGGCGCTTCTCCCGCTCAACTCCTTCTCGACTGTCTTCAACAGCGTTCCGCTCCAAGGCACCGATAAGATCAGCGTTCCGTTCTACCCTCTCGCCACTGACGCGACGAGCGACTTCAACGGCACCTATTCCTTCGGCGACACAAACGCCATCAACAGCCGCGAGATCACGGTCAACAAGCGCAAATACCAAGCGCTCTCGTTCACCTCGAGCGAACTCGCCCGCCAGCCTTATTTCAATCCCGAGCAACTCGGCTTCCTGAAAGGCCGCAAGCTCGCCGAAGACATCCTCCGTGATGTCCTCTCCGTCGTGACCCTCGCCAACTACGGCGCAGCGATCCACACCGGCGCGGCCTCCGCGTTTGATTCGGACGACATGATCACCATCAAGACCGCGCTCGATGTTGCCAAGTGGCCAAAATCCAGCCGCGTGATGATCCTTGACAACGCCTACGAAGGCGCGCTCCTCAAGGACGCTGGCATCAAAAACGCCGCCGCAGTCGGCAGCGCATCGGCCATCCAAAACGGCCGTCTGCCACAGATCGCTGGCTTTGATGTCATCGGCACAAACCTTATCCCCGGCAACAGCCAAAACCTCGTCGGTATGGTCGCACTCCCCGAGGCGATCTTGGTTGCCTTCTCGCCCGTGCAGCCAAGCCCCGGCGTCCGCAACAACCTCACCGCCTACGAAGTGGCAGTCGATCCCGAGACCGGCCTCGCCATCGAATACCGCTCATGGGGCGATCCCGACACCGACACAGAGAAGAGTGTCATCGAGGTCAACTACGGCTTCGCCCTCGGCCACGCTGCCGCCCTCAAGCGCATCGTCAGCGCCTAAGCCTGATGCGCCTCGGCCTCACACTCACCCGCACCGGCGACACTTGGAAGGTCACGCACCTTCCAAGCGTCCCGCTCGCCGACCAGCTCGCCGACTTCAAAGCCAAGCAAGTCGCCGGCGAACTAACCTGCGACGAAACGCTCGTTGTATCGCTTAGCGATACCATCAAGCGCCACGCCAAAAAAGCCAGCGCCCCCGTCGTCGCCACCGAGCCGGAAGAAGAGTCACCAAAGCCAAAGAAGAAATAACCCGCTACCCGCGCGATTCCCCGCGCCAGCCCGCAAACGCCTCGCCGTCTCACTCCGGCGGGGCGTTCTTTTTGACACGGCGCGAGAAGCGTGTCGCCTGAGCAAAAATCCCGCCTCGAAACCCTCGCCGCCTCCGCGCGCAATTCGCTCCTCGGTATTCCGGTAAAATTCCGCGCGCAGGATCTCCGCGCCTGCATCTCCCCCGTCGCCGTCTCCTTTGATTTGGAATCCGGCGGCCTCCGCCAGGGCGGCGAGTTCACCGTCCGCTTTCAAGCCAGCGACCTCGAAAGCGCCCCACGCCGTGGCGAATCGATCCACTTTCACGGCCGGTCCTACCTCATCCAGCAAGTCGGCGAATCGCTCAACAACCCCGCCGAGTTCACCGCCACCGTCAGCCCAGCCGGAGGGGGCCAATGAATTTAGAAGTCGAAACCTCCCTCGCCGCCTGGCTCCGCGCCACGCCCGCCTTTGACGGCATCCCCGTCCACACCGGCCAATCCTCCGACCCGATCCCAAACGACCAACCGGTCCTCATCGTCGGTGTGGACTCCTCCGAGGTCATCGCCGCGCGGCTTTACAAGCTCGCCGTCTCCATTGTCGCCGCCACGCCGTGCATCGTCGAAGGCGCTCTCGAGAGCCATTCGGGCATCTCCGCCAATCTCCGCACCGCGATCCTCGCCGCCGACCAGCTCGCCGCCAGCTTCCCCAGCACGATCACCCTGGCCGGGGCCGTGCTCAGCCAGATTTCCGAGACCCGCGAGTCCGACCGCTGGCTCACCACCGCCTCCCTGACCCTCGGCCTCATCGCGTCGATTTGACAACCCACCAACCAACAAACCCACCACCATGCCAGCCTCATACACATTCGGAATCAACGGCGGAGCCACTGGATCGATCATCGTGAATTCGGTGTCGCTCTCGCACACATCCTCCAAGCAGGAACTCCAAGGCCCCACCGGCAACATCGCCGCTGTCGGCTACAACAAATTTAAGACCGAAGTCTCCATCTCCGGCGTCGGCGATGCAGGCAGCCTAGCAGTCGGCGGCGCGCTCGGCTCCATGCCAGGCGTCACTGGCAGCTACACGATCGACTCGATCTCCACCTCGCGATCCATCGACGGATTTGCGGAATTCGAAATCACCGCAACCAAGAACTAACCAAAATTATGCCCGCATCATTTTACGCAGCCGGTGGAATCAACGCCGAATTCGGAATCACCCCCGAAGCCAACATGCTCGTCCAGTCTTTCTCCTACGAGGTTTCGAGCGACAAAGTGGAGCTTTACGACACCGATGGCGAACTCGCCCAGGTCGCCCGCTTCAACAAAAAAGCCAGCATCTCCATCTCGGGGATCAGTGATTCGGCAGCTCCAACAGTTGGAGACCCGTTGACGATTGCCAACAGCGCCGCCGGCCAACTGGGCGGAACCATCCTCATCGACTCAGTCACCGAGACTTTGAGCAGCGACAACTTCCGCACCCTCGAAATCTCCGCGACCCAATACGACGCCATCCTGTCGTAACCACACACCGCGCCGACCGGCTCCCCGGCTAAAGGGAGCCGATTTTTTGAAACATTAAACCCGATGAAAGAAACCTACACCTACACCTCCAACATCAAGGCCGCCGCTGCCCTGATGTCCCTCGGCTTCGAGTTCAAAGAAGGCTCCCCCTGCGTCCGCATCCACCGCGAGGATGGCAAGGAAACCTCCTCCTACTGGTTTAAAGAACACGGCCCAAAAGGCGAGCGCGCCTCGCAGATTATTTTTTGGATGACCAAAGGCCACGACGAACTGGAAGCCCGCGACCCCGAGCACCCGGTGAACTACATCCGCGCCGCCTTTGCGAACCGCGAGACCGCTATCGACCTCCACAAAAAAACGCCGCGCCTAGTCGAGATCAAACGCAACGGCAAGACCCTTTATCTTTCCGAAAATGCCAGCGAGGAAACCCGAAAAAAATTCGGCTCGCTGCTCTAACCCACCTCGGAACGCCGACGCCCGCGTCGGCACCCTGAAACAAAAAAACCAAAACACTAAAATGACAGCAGACACAAACGACCTCCTCACCGACGACGAAGCCCTGCGCGAACAAGCCATGACCAGCGGCCCGCAAAAACTCTCCCGCTGGGAAATGCGCCCCACCGCCGCGCTCGAAATCTCATGGATGCAGCGAAACAAAATCCTCAGCCCCGAGATGGATATCCTCTGGCGCTCCGGCGGCTTCGCCTTCATCCACTCCGCCCCCAAATCCTCCGTGCGCTCCGTGGTCAATGACTTCGCCCGCTTCGCCATCGCCGTCGATGACTGGATGGAAAAACAAAACCCCACCGCCTCCGAGATCGCCGAACTCCAAAAGCTCTGCCTCGAGCGCACCAACGAATACTTCGCCAGCTTCTCAGAAACCCAAAGCGGAAAGTCCGCAGGGGGAAACTAAACAGCCCCGGCTGGCTCGCAGGCTATGTTTACCGCATCGCTAAGACCACCGGCTGGGGCTTCCGCGAAATCCTCGAAGACCTCCCCTTCGCCGCAGGCCTCCAAATCATCCATGCCGACGACGCCGCCCACGGCCGCCGCCGCACATGGACCCGCAACTCTCGCAAGGTGGATTTTGACTCCCTCGCCGCAATAGACGCCGCTTTCGCGAAAATCACCTGATGCCCAAGTTCAAACTCACCAATCTGAAGTTCGAGAAAATCATGAAGGACTACGCGGAGATCCGTGAAACCACGATTCCCGACGCAGTCCACATGAACGCTCGGCTTTTGTGCGTGGAGTTGGCCCGCCGGACTCAGCCCTTTGGTGACAAGACAGGCGGCGAAACAGTCGGTGAGAAAGCGATCGCTCGTGACCTCATGGGACGAGGCGGAGGCATCAAAGGCAAAAACCGCGCGGGATTGTTCGCGCACATCACGCCTCGGCAAACGATTTACGCTGAACGCTACCCCACCGCCGACATAACCGTTTTCGCTACTAAAACAGGTGATGTTTACGGAGTCGACCGAGCGCACTTTCTACCAGACGCAGGAGTTTCGGATCTCCGCAATATCCATCGGGCCAATTTCGCAACCGGGAAGATGAGCGCGGCTGGAGGCGACACGCACAACATCGGTCGTTGGAAATTTATCAACAGGTATTATGTGCCCAAGCAATCCCTCGATGATTTCGTAAAGCTGCAATACGCCAAAGTGGGCCGCGCAAAGGCAGGCTGGGCATACTGCGCGACGCTCCTTAAAAAAGTTGTTTCTGGCAATATGACGCGAGGGATTCCCGCTTGGGTCACGCGGCATATCGGCGACTACGGAGATGGGAGAGTCACCGACAACACCTCAAATCTAGAGCGCCCGCATGTGGTTTTAACGAATACAATCAAATACGCCGACAAGGTCATTCGCCCCAGCGAGCAACTCATGGCGCAATCCGTAGTTGCTGAAAAAATGAAAAAGCAAATGGCGATGATCTTGAAAAAGCGCGTCACCAAACTCCAGGAGGCCGCGTAAAATTATGGCAGATGTCTCAGTAGAATTCGGCGCACAGGATGTCGGGCTGGAAAAAGCTCTCCAGCAAATTCAGACCGAGATGGGCAACCTTCAAGGTAAGGTCAAAAGCGGCGAGCTTTCCATGGAGGAACTCGAGGCCACGATGAAACGCATCGGCCAAGTCGAGAACATGGAGAAGCGCCTCAAGGCCATGGGCGACCAATCCGGCGCAGCCGCGCCCAAAGTGGACGCCCTCGGCAAAGACATCAAAGGCGCAGGAGACAAAAGCGAGAAGATGGGCGACCAAGCCGGGATTGGATTCGGCAAACTCGCCGCTGCCGTCGGAGTCGGCCAGCTCGCCGCGAAAGCCTTCACCGCCGTCTTGGATGCCGGTTTCGCCGCCGTGCGTGGCACGATCCAAGGCTTCACCGACGCCCTCGACCTCGGCGGCACCCTCTCCGACCTCTCTGCCTCCACCGGCGAGACGGCCGGAAATCTCCTCCTCCTCCAACGCGCTTTCGACAATACCGGCGCGGGGGCGGACAAAGTCGGCCCCGCCCTGGCGAAACTCCAAAACAACATCTTCGGCGCAGGCGAAGGCAGCAAGGAAGCCGTCGCCGCCTTTGGCCGCATGGGCCTCTCCATGGAAGACCTCGCCGGGAAGACTCCCACCCAGCAACTCGCCCTCGTCGCCTCCGGCCTCACCA